CGCTCACGGGCCGAACCTACTACGAAGTATTCGTAGTAGGGAAACACCTGATGAATGCTATTATAGAGACGTTTGAAGACCCATTTCTCTTCAAGCTTTTCACCGGTGGCCACCGCTCCTGGACCATGGCGTGGGACAATAGACCTCGTTTCGAAGTCTTTGAACAAGTCCCGAGTAACACGAACCATCGTTTTCTGCAATTCAGCAGAATATGGATCGGCACCCACCTCTAGCTCCTTTTCCGTCTGCACGAACGCAGCCACAACAGCTGCTTCCTGTTCGCTCGAGTAGGGGAGTTCGAGTTTGTACGCAAAGAAGAGAACCTGACGCAAATGCCTTACGGCAAGTGCATCAGGCTCCGCCAGAAGCACACCCTGAGAATCAAAAACCCGTCTAAAGTACGCCTGTAGGAATGCAGGTATACCACGATCCTTATGGGAGTTGCCAAACTCCCTCGGAATCAAGAGACGCGAACTCAGGAGCCCCTGGTCCAACGCCTTCCCTAATTTGGGAAGAGTCTTCGTCAGGAACGAGAGTCCTTCCGTACGTGTACGCTTCTCCATGGTGGAGATGTCACGCCGGAGATTCTTAACACTTTCGAGTGACAATGGATCGCATCGCACTAAAGACGAACATAGATCGAGATAAAACTCGACTTGGCTATTAGAGACTCCCTTCATAAGGTGGTCCTCCAAGTAGCCTCACGTCTAACGGCGCTTACAAGACTTAGCTAAGTCTCACTGCGAAGCAGAGAGTCAACGGTAGTGGTAGTCAGGGTAGCAAGCCCTCCAGCCGAGACGAAGTCGATGACGTTGGCAACGGCATCGTACACCATCTGGTTGGTAACCACAGCGTTCCGCGGGACCGCGATCGTGAAATTCACGGTAAGCGAAACTGGGGACGGACTGGCGGCAATCGTTCGCTTGAGCGAAACCAAGTGCCTGTCAATCACGCTGGCCCCCGAACCCTGCAGGTTGTGCTTGATCTCAAAGAGACCAGGCTCCGACAGGGTCGAGGCGACGTCGATAAATCGGCTCGAGCTGGTGTCACCACCAACACGAGCAAAAGTGACATCGTCACCCGATGCATCGTCGACAATAATTGGCGTTGCGATAGACATGAGGACCTCCTATGTAAGTGCCCTACCACCAATTTAGTGGTATAGTGGACGCTATTGCTGGGCTAGCATAGCGTTTGTCAGCAACAGCTGCTGCGGTGACAGTGCGTTCAGTGTTATGAAATCAGAACGCACCGGGAGACGAGAAATCCGTTCATACCTCTTGGCTCGAACCTCGCCCAGCACAATGCTGGGATTCCCGGTCGAGACTTGGACGACTCTCCAGGTAGCCTGCGCTTGCGCACTACTAGAAAAGTCACTAACCTCCCACTGGCCCTTAAAGGGGTTGATGTTGAGGTCACCAAGCTTGCGCGATAAACCGGTGAACCAGTCCGACACAAAGCTGTATGGGATAGCATTCCACACAGCCTTAATCGGGTTGTCCAAACCGAGCGCAACCATTAGGGCTCGAGTGTACCCGTAAAAGCTATCGAGGTCTTTGAGCCGGTGGAATAAATACCCACCCGCTCTCATGTCGCATCGATAGCCAACGAGTATCCAGTCATAGGAGAGAAAACTGGATTCCGGCGCCGACAACGAGAAGTTATAGGTGCTCAGAGGTCCTGTCATCACTTCGAGGACATTAGCACGGTAGTTCCCGAGGCGGGTTTTCTTACCGTAGGTGTCTTTAAGGTGTTTAATCTTGGCAGACACGGTGGATAAGATGCCACCCAGCTTCTGAAGGTCTCCAACAAAGGGCTTCCACCCAAATTGGAAGTTCAGATACCCTCCCGAGACAGACTGAGTGATAGAGTTTTCGAGCTTTGGGATAAGACTCCCTAACTCGCGTAACTCCCAAGTGAAGTTGGCAACGCCAACCTCAGTGGGTATCTGCGTAGAAAATGCCCGAAAGCTATCTTCCGCAAATGCTTGCCACTCAGCATCCGAGACGAACGGAAAATTGTACACTACCGATTCCGAACAGGGAGGCCTTTGTCCACCGGTCGGTGTGCAGTATTGTGTACTGCCGGCCTCGTGCTGCTCCCATGGGGCTACGGGTTTAAGTGCCGTAGCGTCGAACGAATACTGTACCGTGTCTGAGTTAGGCCATAAGCCATCGCTCTTATCACGATACTTACCCTTGAAGTCATCGATCCGCTTGTGGCGGTAGACTGCTTGGGTAACCGCGATGGGGAAGTCATACGTACCAAACGTACTCACATAATGAATACGATTGTCGTTGACCGTCACCGGGGCATACGTTCGAGATCGGTTGGTTAGAGTGTACAACTCTTCCTCCTTTCTGATCCATTGTTTTCAACAGATCTCGA